CTTTCTAAATCCTCTGTAAGAGAATCCTTACTTGTCTCAATATTGCTAACAGACACAACCTTCTTCTCATCTAAACTTTCTAATAGTCTCTTTGTATAGTTATTTTTGTATTTCTTCACTTTATTCTCGTATCTTTTCTTTTGTATTTCTTGCTCTACGAGTAATTTATCTATATCTTTACCATAATTCTCTACTGGTGCTTCTGCAGCTGGTGCTTCTGTTGTTTCTACATCACCACCTAAGTCGCCACCTAAATCATCTCCTCCAGTATCACCACCTAAGTCTCCACCTAAATCATCGCCACCGAAGCCTCCTCCGCCTCCGAAAGAACCTCCACCAAAGTCATCACCTCCAGTATCTCCTCCTTCAGCAGCTTCACCACCTTCAGCATTTTCTGTTCCACCAAACTCACCATATAAACTATCCACTCTATCAAATACACCTGTTTTCTTAATAACATTTGCAGTTTGTTCCATTTCAGCGGCGGCAGCTTTTTCAAGTCGTTGTTGTTCTAAGTCTAATCTAATCTCTTCCTCAGACATTCCTAAGATTTCTCTTTTTGCTCTAGTCATAGACATTGCACCGAAACCATTACCAGAATCTGCAACACTATCTCTATATACTTGTATCTTTTGAGATAATTGCTCAGTCCTTAACATATCGGCTTGTGTAGATGGGTTGTTAAGTCCAATTGTAAAATTATCTAACTCATCTTCTAACCCTAAAACATATAAATGAATAATTGCAATCTTATTCAATTCCTGAATCATTGCTTGTTGTATTCTATTTATTGTTCTTGTAAATCTAATATCTTGTAGCGCTAAGTTTTTACCATCACCATTAGCTTCCTCAAAACCTAAGAATGGTTTAGGAACTCTAAGTGCAGTAAATAATTTCTTTTGTAAAAACTCAATATCTGCAATCTCAGATAAATTAGTTGCACCTGGTAAAGTCTCTATCGGACTAGGTGCACTCTGATCTCTAACAGGAATAAAGTAATCTTGATCCTGTGCCATTTGATTATACTTAGTATCAATCTGACCTGTTTGTTGATCTATTACTGGACTCTTCTTAAAGTTATTAGCCATTTTAGTAACATATGCTGGTACATCTTGTTCATCTATATCACCAACATATATCTTAAATATTCTTCTCTCTGGTGCTCTTGTAACCCTATAGATTAACATCGCATCTTCAGATAGTAATAATTGTTTCCATATTCTTCTAGCTTTCTCTAAAACTGAAGTACCATAAGGTAATCTTCTATCATCCCCTAATAATCTAAAGTGAGCAATTTGCCAAGCATTAAACTCATAGTCTTTATTCTTCCAATAGAAAGTAACTCTATCTTCATTATCGTCTAAATCCATATTGTTACCATTTATGTTACCATAAGTGGCTGTTTTAGACATAAAGTTTCCTTCTCTTCTTTCAATCTCAATATTTGGTAATTGTTTTACATCTGTAACACCTTTTTCAGGATCAATATCTAGATATACCATATTATCACCATACTTACAAACATTTCTTGTCCACATAGGTAATGTTGTATGTATATCTAATCTATTAAAGAATAAATCTTGTAATATTCTTTTAACTCTTTTACTATCAGAAAAAATGTTTAATACTCTACCTTCACCATTTTGTGTTGTAGATTCTTCCATAAAGATATCTAATGCCGCTGCAATTTCTGGGAAAAACTCCATTCCCTCAAAATCAGAATATGAAGCCAATCTAGTTGTTTCATAAAACACTGATTGTTGATAGATTTCATTATCTACCCTATGCCACATATTACCTAAGTATTTTGCTTGTTGAGCTTCTAACTTTTTGTATTCGTATTCTTCTTTAGATTTTGTTTTAAGGATTTCATTATCCCCTAAAGAATACCTAGACTTAGATTCAGACTTTTTCTTTTCAGGTCCGAATAAGTTCTCTAACTGTTGAAATATTGTATATTTTTGTGCCATATTTTTAAACTATAGTTTTTCACTATTATAATAAATATCTATAAAAAATAAATGGTGTTAACCAACATAACCATCTATAACATAATATATAATTTTACCACTAGAAGTGACTTTACCACCATAACCATCTACCGCTGCCTCTAGTCCAGAAGGTTTTTTTGATTTACTTATATTTGTATCTGGTTTCCATTTATATTGGAAACCTCCGTAGGATGCTTTATTCCCTAAAAATTGTTTTTGTCCCATAGTAATTTATTTTTGAATTCCGAATAACCAATTAAAGTCTCCGTTATCATTATTATTCACACCACCTTGATTTACCTGTGGTTGATTATATGTTGGTGTATTAGGGTTGGTTGGGGGGTTAGAGTCTCTCTTAATAGTTTCATTACCACCATTAGTGATATTTAACCAACTATCCAACATAGCTTTTGTATGTTTCTTTGATTCTTCTAACTTCTTAAAGGATGTTTGCACAACAAATATTGCCATTGCATACGCCATAATAATATCATCATGATATCCCGGCATGTGGTCAGGTCTATTATTCTTATAAACAAATGTCCTCAACTCTTCAATCATTCTTTGTGAACGAATAATTGTTTTTCCTTCTCTAATGTGCTCCTCTAACTCAGATACCATCTGTAATCTAGTATTACCAACATTAAAACCAGGAACTTTATCACCTTCTTTATATTTTGCTCTTGCGTATTTTTGACTTAATTTTCTACTCTTAGGGTCATCATAGTGTAAATACTTATAATCCATTTCCATAAGTTTAAGGACTGTTGCCACACCCATACCACCTGTAATATCCACAATGGTATAAGCGTTATACATATTACCATACTTAAATACTACTTCTGCTAACATATCTGGTGGTATCTTTGCTTGAAACTCAGCCACTTGTTCTAAACCATCAAAATCTAAGATTACAATTGTTGAACTATCTTTTCCATCACCTCTAGATACATCACAACCTAAGATATATTTATGACCTTCTATTGGTTTCTTCCATATCCACATAGATCTTTCTATTTCAGACATAACTTCAGGTTCCATTACATTATTCTCTTCATGATAAGTAACATGTTCATCATCAACTACATTACCTCCAGAACCAATAAAAGAAACATCTAACTCTTGTGCTATCTTCTTAGGGTCACCCATATCTGCTGCCATCTCTTCATACCAAGGAGATGAAGGTTTCCAACCATCCTTTATCATTACATCGTAGTCATCAATAGATGATTCAGTTGTTTCATATGTATTGCCAGAATATTCCCATCTAAGTTTTGTTCTATCAACAGTCTTACATATTATTTCTTCATCTTCACCTTTTAACCATCTAAGTCCTCTATTATATCTAATATCTTGATGCCATTTCATTTCAACAATATTAAAGTTATTGTCTTTTGATTTTGCACCATTATAAGTTTTATAATATAATGGGTCCATTCCGTTAGGTGTTGAAATTAGAGATACTTGACCACCTGTACCTAATGAAGCTAAGGCAGCACCAAATACATCTGCACCATTGTCTATAAAGGCAGCCTCATCCATTACTAAGAATGTAGGTGTGAAACCCCTTAAAGCATCTTTTGATGTCGCCAGTGCTCTTATTTCACATTTTGTGTTTTTTATCTTTAAGTGTCCTTTGGAGTCTGTATCCAAATAACTCTCTTCCAAATTACTAATACCCCATACCCAATATGGTATCTGATCTAAGAAATCTTTTACTTTCTTTAAGAACTCTTGTGCCAATGTTTGTTTGTTGGCAAGTATCAATACTTTATGTGGGTTGTCTGGATCACCAAATGCACATTTGGCTGCGATATAGGCTGCTGTGGTTGTTGATACACCAGCCTGTCTGGGTTTTGTAATTATGTTTCTGTTAAACTTTTCGTATGACTTAATGATTTGTTTTTGTTTATAGAATAACTTAAACGGAACCATTCCCTTTTGAGTTAAATCAAATGTCTTAAAGAATGTTTCTATAGAAAATATAGGGTCACCCAAACATTTGGCAAAAACTTGTAACTGCTCATTTTTATTCATACTTATTTTAATAATAAATACTTAGAATGAAGTAAATTAAAAATAATCACGTATACCGTCATTAAAATCCCTATTTACATTATCACTATCAGGATAATAATAATTTAAGTCTCTAACTGAGAGTAGTCCTCCAGAATAATAATTTCTAAGGTATTCATAAAGGAAACTAGTAAAATAAGAAGATTCAGGATTTTCGCTAGATTCAATAATATAATCATCTATCATTTTCTGATATGTTTTGGTAATATCAAATATTAACATATTATCTTTACCCCATTTACCTTCACTTTCTAATAAACCTTCTATTTCATCTTTAGCTTCTTTCCATAATTCACCTTCAGCAGCACTATTATAAGCACTATTATAAGCGTTAGTTAAATTATTTGCAATGTCTTCATTTGATAAATCACTTTCATCTATAAGAATACCTAAATTATAACCATCTATGAGAATTGTTTTTAATCTTTCATCCACAATTAACTCACCATCTTCATTTAATATTTCCTCAAACTCATTTCTATGTGATAAATCTCCAATTGATTGACCATTATAATTTTCTATAATGTAATCTATAATATATTTAATGTTTTCATCAGATAATGCTTCTGTGATATCTGTCATAGGGTAATCATAATAGTTAAACATCTCATAGTAATCTCCCCCTAAAATACCACGTACCATATCAGGACTATCAAATAAGTCAGCAAACTCTTCCCAATTATCTACAGATAATATAACTCTACCATCTTCTGTTTTATCAATATCATTAAAAGAGATGTCTTTGATGTATTCATCATAATATCCACTATGTTTTAGATATCCCATAGGGTCAGGACTTTTATATAACCAATCAGTTAAGTACCATTGATCTTGAGGGTCTGTACCATCTCTTAATAACCAAGTAAAAACTGCAAAAGAAACTAAGTGATAACTTAAACCAAAAGTTTCTTCTATTTCTTCAACTAAATCTACAACAGTATATCCGTATATATCTTCATTGTCATAGTTTAATTCCTCAATCTTTTCCATTACATAAGGTGTAATCTTATGACTTAAAAATCTTTCATAAACAGAAGCTTTTTTCTCCTCCTCTTTAATTAAACCCAATTGTCTTTCACTTAGTCTTACTCTCATATCTTATAAATATAAAAAAACCCCGATAAATTATCGAGGTTTTATAATTATTTTTTTTTCTGTTATTTAAGAAAATAAATCAGAAATATCAATATCATCAATATCCGGATCGTCATCACCATCTGGATCCATTACGTCATCGTCACCATAATCAAAATCATCATCACCATAACTACCCAATACTTCATCAGATTTTCTTTTCTTAATGTCGGCTTGCACATCGTTAGCTAAATCAGTTAACATTTGTTTTCCTTTTTTACTTCCAGATAACAATTCTTTCATAAACTCATGAAATTCATTTGCTGGCATTTGAGCAATTTCATAATATAAGAAATGCTTAATATCATATGAATTACCATCAATTGCGTCAATGAACTTCTCCCAAATACCAGGACCTAATCTCATATCCCAAACTTCAGACTCTAAGAAATCTGCTTTATCAATTACATATTGTGCTTCTCTTTCATCTTCTGGTAATCCATGTGCTGCTAGTAATTCCATTGAACCTTTAATCAACTCATTTAATAATACTGGAAAAATCCATGCTTCAGCGACAATCTTTGGTTTGTCACCACTAAGGTCTAGATATTCTCTACCACCTTTCATTCCACCACCATCATCATCACCACCACCGGATCCACCAGCCATAGATGGTATCATCCAATAAGTTAAATCAGTCATAGACATTAGTTTACCATAAATACCGATTAGTCTAGGGTCAATACTTTCTAATTCTTCCTCTACCATATGAAACATATAGTGTCCTTTCTTAGCTGCCCCTTGCATAATTGCATTTAACATTCTTCTTTTTTGTACCTCAGAGTTTAATCTATCATGATCTTCCTCAGTTTCAATCTCTGGCATTTCAGGATTTTCTTTAGGTTTTTGTTGCATTCCTTCACCAGAAATTTGACCTTGTACTAATTTAGCTTCAATATCAACTTGATCATCTGGAATATCAAACTCCTCTCTTACTAAATCTATTGCTAATTGCTCTAATTGCTCAGTATGATCTTTTTCAATCATCATTGCTTGTCTTAGTAATTGCATAACTTCCATAGCCATTCTAGGGTCAACAACTTCAACACCCCAATATCTTTTTACTTTAGTAACTAAGTCCTTAAATCTCTTAGATGCTAACTTTTCAGAATAGTGTTGTTCAGTACCAGTTCTTGGTAATGATTTGTTTCCACCTAAATGGTGAGAATCATCTCTTAATTCTTTCTCAATATGTGGATGCATTTTCTCTGGGTGTTGAGGGTCATATTCAATACCTTCAACTAATCTATTTGCCTCACTATCTACTGCGTGAGTTTCTTTTAAGATTTTATTCGTAATTTTTTTAATATCTATTTTGCTCATAATAATATATTTTTTATCTTATTTTAATAAATACTCCGAAAGCTTCGTTTGCTGCTCTCTCGAAATATCTTTGTATTGTTTTATCTGAATAATTACCACTATTTTCTGCTTTTTTAAGTGCTGTTCTAATAAGAGCATCTCTTACAGCATCTTTTTCTTCTAATAACTTTTCAACGATTTTGATTTTATCCTCTACAGACTCTAATTCTGATTCATAAATACCTCTATCTTCACCTGCGTTATCAATATCGTATTCTAAATCTTCTTTTTGTTTTTCTAAAGAATCTAAATCTTTACTCTGACCATATAA